AATTACCAAAATCATCTACTACTTCTTTAGATTCTACTGTTGCTGTGTGTTCTATAACTTCAAAATCATCATTAGCTAGTATAGATTGGTATTCAATGTCAGTTAAATTGGTATAAGTTTCTGTATGAACGTCTTCTTTTTCTTCCCAATAATGCTTAATAACTCCAGTCTTAGATATCAGTGCATCTTTAAAGGCATCATAGAGGACCTTAAAGCCGTTGTTTTGGCGATTAAAAACATAATTGACATAGTCAGTTGCCTGTTGTGCCATCTCCTCATCTTCAGGTCCTTGAGGTTCAAATTCAGCTATGTTGTTATGTGTAGTAAATATACGCATAAGACTTGGCATAATGTATTCAACTGTATCTCTTACATCAGTTGTTACAATTTCTGAACGTCCATCTATTTCGTTACCGAATGGCTCACCTAAATAATACTTCATTGACTCTTCTCTTTGGTCAGAAAGTTCTGAGTTTGCGTATCCTGTAGCTTGTTGAATCTCTGCACTCAGTTGTGCAGCTAACTCATCATCACTTATCTTTCTTGGTTTTTTTGCCATTAGATTCCTTTAATTTTTTTATTTCATCTTGTAACTCAGCTACTTGAACTTCCAAGTCTCTTAACTTGTAAGCCATTTGTGTAGGTGATGCTACTAAATTTCCCACTAGATAGAATATCCTTTTTTTCTTGAAGTCTTAATGCCATGCTTCTTATGAGTTTTTTTCATTCTGTCATAATACTCTTGCATAGCTTTTGTTTTAGATTTAGGTGTATTTGATTTTTTAGCAGCAGAACCACCTTGTGATTTTAACGCTTTAACTGCTTTTGTTTTAGCAGATTTGTTTGCAGAGTCCATTAGTTTTTTATATGCACTTGCACCTGCTACGTTTTTAAGTTCTGCTCTTTGTTTTTTAGCAGCACCCTTTGGGTTGGTCATTAAATTCTTTAACCATTCTGACATTGTTTTCTCCTATACTACTGCTACATCAGGTCCTAGTCTACCTTTACTATTCCACTTAGATGTTTCAGTTGTTGAATATCTTAGACTCATGACAGCATAACGTGTTGCTGACATTAAGTCATCCTTAAGTTTTACGACCTTACCATCTTTACGATGATACAGTCGGTACTCTTCAAACCATTCATAACAAGTATTAAATACTTTAAACTTGCCTTGTTCCATGCGTGTAAGCATTTCCATTAGTCCTGCTTCTACACTGTTACCACCTTTCTTCTCACCTAATGCAGGTGGGTTCTCAAAATGAAATGGCAACATGTTTACATTAGCTGTCCTGTATTGTTCAGCTAAAGTTATACCACTACCTTTATCGTGTTGGTATCCATCATGTGGAAACGCAACAGGAATGTAATGACTACCCTCACGTTCATTGATATGACTTGCGTGAAAGCTTGGTATTTGTTTACGCATACTGTATACATCATAGATGTAAACGATATCTTCATCTCTATCCCATGCTACCCATACAACTGCTGTTGGATGGTCGTAGCCAAAATCAAGACCTGCGATACGGGGGTAATGAGATGGTATGCTAAAGGGTTCACAGGTCAGGGTATCTTCTAATATAGGGAATATCAATCCACTACCAATGGTAGGTATCCCTTTACTTCTCATCTCCCTTTCATGTGGAGGAAGTGCTTGAAGTATTTGTTCTTTCATATCATCGGTCAAATGCTCTGCATCATTCCAACTTGCCGTTATCAATGCCTGTCCGGGCTTTAAATCCGATGTAAAACTTTGTACTACCTCAGTAACACCTGACTCAGGAGTAAAGGTCATATAGACCATACCACGTTTGTCTAGTGTTCTAGTTACACACTGGGAGTATATATCTTGTGGTGGTTCTTCATCTAACCATATGAGGTCAATTGACTCCCCCATAAATTTTTCAGAACCCATTTCATAAGCTTTAAAGGCAACTCTCGACCACCCACCTGATGTGTGTTTAACAAGGACTGACGAATGTGCGTTAGGCACACCGGGTTTCCTTGTCGTTTCGCCAATGAGATGTTTAGGAATACTTCCTTTCCCTTTATCTCTTGGGTTATCGGGTTGCCCAAATAATTCTCTTTGGCAGATATCTCGTGTCGTTTCATTAGACGCACCACATACCCAAGCCCTAACTGGCTCTTTATATCTTTTACCTACCCACCACTCAGGATACTCTCCTGTCAAATGTATTGCCATTTCCATAGCACCGACAAAAGATTTACCTACCCTATTCGCCGCCATCAACAATCGTTGGTTAGCATCTTTACCAGTTTCGTGGAAGTTTAGTTGGAATCTGTAGGGCTTGTAATAGTTTAATCTATTCTCTTCTTGCCGTTTAGTAAGGGTGGATATTATCTCATCAATTCTTTCTTGTTCTGTAGACATAGCTATCCAAGACAGAATATACCACAGTTTAGTTGAGTGCGTCAAAGTAATATTATTAGTAAATGTTCTACTAATACATTCTTCTATGGGAATATGAGATAGAGATATATATATATACACGCACGCCAAGGGGGTTCGATAGGGTTTAGAATGATTCTAAGTCGCATATGAGAATGATTCTTAGAACTATTCTAAAATATTCCTAGCCGTGTGAGTGAATCGGGGAAGACGTCTTTTCTCTACTTATATTCTAATATTCTTATATGGTTATTAAATAAATTACTAAAATTATAATATTAATATATTACTTTATACTATAGGATTCTTTAACGGTTGTATCGGGCGAAATCTAAAATTATAATGATTCTAAATCTTATTTGAGAATAGTTATTATTTAGAGTTTAAATATGTTCGTATAATCCTGAGAATCGTTCTCATTTGGTGTCTTTCTGTATTCCCTGTAATCGTCTTTATATTAGTTTTATATAGTAGAATATAGTAATTATTATTGTCTTATTATGGGCTATTTAAGACGGTTTAATGGGCAATTTAGTATATTAGTAATTTCTTATGTTCTACTTAGTATATTATCGTCTGAATGTCAAGAAATTTAATTATGTTTTTTTTTAGTTTTTTTTTATGTTCTCCTTGCATTCTTTGTAGAACCTGATAATCTTTTAAGCATAGAGGTTAATCGAGAAGTTAAATATCTCGAGGATAAAAGACCAACTACTGAAGACGAGTAAGTAGCAACTGGTAGCGACAACGCACCGACCTCTTGGAAAACGGTGGCTTAGGTTGGGTGGTTGAGTGATGTAAGAGAACAACACCACATGCTTAGAGAGGAACACGTAAAGACTTTAAAAAGTCCGGCATCTCGGGGCAAGATTCGGAAACATGTGGCAATGGTTAGCCAAGGATGAAAACACAACCCAGTTTGGAAAGGAGACGGAACAAGGTGGGAAAGTAATCTTTGGGGAGAAGTAGCCACATATTACGGCACGGTTAAACAGACCGAGAAAAAATATATATTTGCTTATGTTGTGCTTGAAATATGGTACAACATAGGCAATAATTAACGATAACAACGGAGATAAAAAAATGGCAGAGTATTATAAATATAATGAAATCAAAGAATACTTTGATGATTTCATGCAAGAACAAGATGATGACTGGATATTAGAAAATAAAGAAGATATCCACCATTATGTTTTTAACAATGATTATTACATTATAGGGACATATAAATGTAAAAAATGGTTGGGAGATAAACTGTTTGATGTGATTGATATCATACAAGAATATGAAAACCTACACTTCGGAGAAGTTTCAACAGACTTGTCAAACCCTGAAGCCATTGTGAATATGTATACGTATATAGTGGGAGAAGAAATTATTGGCAATACAGACATAGAACAATATGTTCTAAATCAAGAAATAAAAGAGATTGTAAGAAACGGTATGAGTAGAGAGATAAAATGCAATATATAACAATAATATCCATATGGTTTATGATATGGATTCTAATAATATTTTAACAACAACAAACGAGGTAAAAAAAATGAGCAAGAAAACATTTCAAGTAATAACAGACACAGTATATTCAACAACACATCACATAACTGCACACACACAGGAAGAAGCAGAAAAAATAGCAACGGAGTTGGCGTATTCTAATCATCACGGGGAAGCTGTAGGAGTAGAAATAGCAGACACTTGGGAAGATGACACGCTAGACATAGACGAATGTGACAACGTAGATTAAATAGGAGAAAAATATGACAAAAACAATAGAAGATATCACTCAGTATGATGATGATGAATTATCTATTAGAATTGATAATGATGAAGACGCATATGAGATAAGACATCAACCATTAAAGCTGTTAAATTACATAGAAAATAAATATATCTATAATAAAAAACAAGTTCAAATATTATGGCTTGATACTTGGTGTGAATATCAAGATTCAATTAAAGATATAGAATTTTATTAAACAACAACAGGAGATAAATAAAATGCAGAGAGATAGTATGGAGTATGAATTCGGAATGATTATAGATACATTGCGAGAAATGGGTTACGTTTCAGACGAGCAGATGTCAGAGGTTTGTGACATGTGTGAGATTGAGGGTACAAAAAGACAACAAATATTAGGAGAGTAAAATGAAAAAATATATATTAAACATACTTACATTCGGGTTATACAATCGAGTAGACTTGATGAGCCAAGCACTGATTGATGCAGTAGCAAAGCAAACACATTTGAATCAAGAGTTACAAAAGAGTATAGATAATATGGAGCAACCTGACATTGATGACGCAGTAGATAGTTACTTAACAAATAACTTTTGTATAGGTGACTATGACTTAGTTGATGAGGGTGATATTGATTATAAGATTGAGCAATCAATAGATGACTTAAGAGAAGACCTTGAATCAAAGATTGATGAACTTGAATCTGATAAAGAGTAAAACGAATTCATGCTACGTGGGGTAGCTGAATAAACAGAGATGTTATGTTAGGTGGGTACGACATGCCCACCTAATAGCAGTGAGGTAAACAAATGAAAGTATTAAGAATAGATAATCAAGATGTTATAAATGATGCAGTTTTTAAAAACCTTGAAGATTTGCGTGAGCAACTATGTGATTTTCATTCAATAGATTGGCAGGGAGATGATGATATTTTTTCACTCTCATTGGATGAAATTATGGCTCATGGAGATTGGGATTATATGATGATAACTGATAAAGATGCTGATGAATATGAAGATAAAAGATACTAGGAGGATAAGTAAGTGAAGACAGAAGATATATTACTTGAGCTAAGTAAAGGTAGTAATCGTAGACCTAAAGTCATAGATGATAGAACATTTAATGAGAACTGGGATAGGATATACGGCAAGAAAAAAAAGGAGGAAAAGAAAAATGATAAAAAGAAATCGTCATAAGATATCTTATAGAACGAGCAAGAAAGGTAGCCCTAAACGTAGGTCGTTGAAAGGTGGTCATAAGGGTAGGTTTAGTACGAAAGCTAAACGTACTTTTGGAAGACAGGGTTTTGTTCCAAGCCATAGGTGGGAAAAATGAAGTGGTATCAACAATACAGTAACCAATACAGAGATAGTAAAGTAAGACGTGCATGTGGCTCTAACTTTTTGGAGGGCATGGGTTTTTATATTACATTAAAACAAATGATAGCTGATAACTATGAGGGTGGTAAACCTGAAGTTGAGTTTGAGTTTGCATACTTAAAAAGTATTTTAGCTATAAAAAGTATACGAACTTTGGATAAACATCTTAGAAGTTTGAGAGCATTTGGGTTAATAAAGTATGAAAAGTCAGAGGAAACTGTGACAATACTTATGCCTGAGATTGAGGAAACACAAGACAATTATACTAAGAAGAGTACGAACAATGTACGGACTACATTACATAACAATACAAAACATAACAATACAATAATAGACTTAGATAATAAACTGTTTAACGGAGGTAATTAATAATGATGGTAAGAGTATATAAAGATGTTTATGTAGATGATAAAGAAAAATATGATTGGATTAAAGAAGTTGCTATTGATTCAGCATTAGATTGTTTGAGTGATTTTGATGTAGAAATATTGGAGGAAGATAATGAGTGTAGATAATGAAAGAATAATAGAAGAAAGATATGAAAGTTCAGTCGATGATATAACAAAGATGACTGTCGATGAGTTCTGTACTTTATGTGAGGACGAGGGTGTCAAAGATGTAGTACCTAACATTGACATGGTCATAGATGAAATAGCAACGAGGTGGGCTAACGGGAGTAGAGGATGATTGAAACATTAATGATATTGTTTGCTTTATTTTCTATTGCAATAGCTGTATGGTTTTGTAAGGAGTAGGAAATGAAAAAAGATTTTAACCCATTCTATAAAACACTATACTTTCCACGGGACTGGCATAGACCTGATGTAGATACTATGATAGCAGTGCGTGAGATGTACGAGACCGGCAGTGTAGATAGTTTGCTAGTCAAGGCATACCCTGATGGTGTTGATGACGGTCGTGGGGTACATAGAAAGTATATAAAATATAAGGAGGTGTAATGCTTGAAGATAAAGATATAAAGAATCTATTTACAATGATGACTACTCTGTTCGGTCATAAGTTTAAGAGTGGATATGGTACAGGTATGCAAGGTAATAACTTATCTGTTGTTGGTAAGGTATGGAAACGTACACTCAATGGTGTACCACATATCAGACAGGTTATAGATAGTTTATTCCTGCCGGACAGTGCTATGTTTCAAACAAAGGAATGGTGTCCTGATTTGAGAGAGGTCATGCAAATGTGCCTTGACATATCGAAGAACATTGAGCAGAATATAAAGAGTAAAACATTGAAGATAGAAACTGATGACCACAACGTAAGATTCTCACAGTTTTATGTTGCGAATCATAAGGGTGATACCGATAGTAATTATCAGTATCATGTAGATAATATAAAAAAATACGGGAGAAATAAATGATAGACAAAATGAATGGCGAGATAGACGGATACAAAACAATAAAGGATTTATGCAAAAGTTTGAACAAGATATCACACAGTGATGACCTTGATAAAATCATTGGGTTTTGTGACAGGATGATTGAACAGTTACAAGAAACTGTAGACGGTGCAATCGACCACATGCACAGTGCAGTGCAAAAAAGATTAGGTAAAACTGACGAGGATATATCAGATGAAACTATTAATTGAAGCTAAGAATAAAAGTCAAATGGTATTGGCTCACTTAAAACACTATGGAAGTATAACAACTTGGGAAGCTATCACTCAGTACAAAGCTACAAGATTGTCAGCTATTATCTTTAACCTTAGAGGTAAAGGATATAACATTGAGAGTCTTGACAAAGAGGGTGATGGTTGTAGATTTGTTGAGTATATATTACATGAGAAAAGGGAGGACGCAGTATGATTGATAAGCTAGTTAATTTCTTTGATGAACTACCTGATTATGTGCAGGTATTTATTATAGTGTCAGCTATTATATTGTTTTGGGAAGTTGTTATTTAGTGGCTAAACCACCTAATAAAAAAACTAAACAAGCATATCAAAGAGCAGTTGAGTTCGGGTGTGTGGTTTGTAATAAACATTATGGACTACGCACCGAGCCAACGATACATCACTTAACAGGTGGTGGTATGGCATTAAAGAGTAAGAAGTTTATACCACTGTGTCATGAGCATCATCAAGGTAATCAAGGTGTACATCATAACACTAAAGTA